ACAAATTTAAAGGCTGCTGGACTGTCTGCTGCAGAGGCATTAGAAATTGTTACAAATGAGCAAATTGCCCTTGCTTTTGCAAGTGGTAAAACAAAAGAAGAAATTGATAGAATGATTGCTACACTAAGAGAACTTAAAAGAAATCAAACAAGAACACAAGATATAATAAATCCTGCAGAACGGATAAAAAAAGAAGTAAGCATGGCAATGGAATACTTTGATGTTATTGAAAGAGAAGCAAGAAATATTTATCAGCCACAAATTGATGCTGCAAATAAATTAATTGATGCTAATGAAAAATTAATTGATATACAACAACGACTAATGGAAGAAAATTACGATAGACCAATAGCACTGCTTAATGCACAGTCAACAATCTTAAATCATGACCTGTCATTAATTGATAAGGCTGCAGAGTCAATCAATAAAAAATATGATGCACAAGAAAAGGCTCTTCAACAAATATCAGATATTAATGATGATATTGCTGCTAAGGAGTCATCAAGAATTTCAATTGCTGATGCATTAACAAGAGGAGACCTCTCTGCTGCAGCAAAGGCAATACAACAACAAAGAGCAGAAGAAGCAAGAAAAGCAAAAGAAAGAAATTCAAACTTATTACAAGTTGCAAGAGAAAAAGAAATTGGCAAACTAACAAACACTAACGGGTTAACAAGAGTACAAATTGAAGAAAAACTTTATACAATTTCTGAAAAAGTTTATGCACTTGATCAAGACTCACTTAAAGTTTCTGCTGAAATTTTAAGATTACAAGATGCAAATTATAATATAAACAAATTATCAATATTACCATTACAGGCTAAACTTCAAGCAGAACTTGATGCAATTGAGGCACAACGAGCAAAATGGGAGGCTGTGGCTTTAGGGGTAGACGGTGCAAGAGTTCGGGGTGTAGAGTATCAAGAAGTTTTACGTGGTCACGAAGCCACGCTTATAAGAATGAAAGCGTTGTGGGATGGAATTACAAGCAAAGAGTTAGGCGCTGCATCACTTTTAACATTTGCTAATCCAGCAGCAGAAACAGATGCAGAAAAAATAGCAAGAATAACAAAAGAAAATAACGACTCTCTTGCAGAAAGCAGAGCACAACTTGCAGACTTAACAAACATTATGAAAGATTTGCAAAAAACTCCTATATCAAAACCTCCTACCAACACAAACACTGCATACAGTCAGGGGTTGTCTGGCGGACTTTATGGACCAACACCTGCTTTGACTCCAAAAACTCCAAGTGCATATAGTCAAGGATTGTCGGGAGGTCTTTATGGATCGACTCCTGCTCTTCCTGCTATTAAAAAGGTAGCACCTACAGTTTCTTATCGTGCAAGAGCAATGGGCGGAATAATACCTAAGTACTATGTTTCTGGAGGATATTCAAAAGGCACTGATACAATTCCAGCAATGCTCACTCCTGGAGAGTTTGTTGTTCGTAGAAATGCCGTTGATTCATTTGGGGTAAATAATCTTAATAAAATAAATGATGGCTCTTACGGTGGATCCTCAGTGTATAATTATAGTCTAAACGTAAATGTTAAGTCTGATTCAAGTCCCGACGATATTGCAAGGACCGTTATGACACAAATTAGACGAATAGACAATCAAAGAATTAAGGGGCAAAAATAATGGCAACCTCAGCGTATATTTCGGGTAGAAAGAGGTATCAAAGACCACAATCAATTCTATGGTCAGAGAATGCGGGAACCCTGAGTAATGGCCTTTACGTGCCAACTGGACAAGAAATAGGGGCTAATTCAAGCCTTACCACAGGCGGTATTAATCAATTTTTAATATTATCAGATCACAACAGAGAAGACATGTTCTTTAACTCAGAAAGAATTGAAAAACGAGAAAGAACTATCAATGGTAGGATGAGGTCTTATCATATTGCAGATAAACTTACTATGAGTGTATCTTGGAATAATTTGCCATCCCGTGCATATTCTGACAAAGCAGATTTTGCTTCAACTGGACTATCTCCTAATAAAGGAACAAGTTCAGAGTTTACTGCAGATGGTGGTGCAGGAGGGGTTGAGGTTTTAGATTGGTATGAAAATCATCAAGGTCCTTTTTGGATGTATTTAGCATATGATAAATATACTAATTTTCCAGTTGATGGAGAAACCACAGATGCATCTTTTGGACACCTAGGTAAATACAATCAAATTGTAGAAGTTTATTTTTCTGATTTTAACTACAGCGTTGTCAAACGTGGCGGAACAAATCACGACCTTTGGAATATTTCGGTATCTCTGGAAGAGGTTTAAATTGTTTGTAAGTCAAGAATTAAAAACTCATTTTGAAACATCTCCAACAATTCAAACAAGATCTTTAGTTCTTGCTGAATGGAACATGAACATGCCAGATAATATTTTTCATGTTGGAAACTATAGATATAGACCTATTGGGGATGAAGTTAAATTTCAAACACTACCGTCATCTTTTGACTCACTAGATGCTGGAGATTACTACACAGATGCTACAGATTCTGAAATATCTATAAATGGTGGGGTAGATGATCAAGACCTTCCACAACTATTTACATCAATAGAGCAAAAAAGAAAACTATTGTACTCATTAGAAGATTGTTTAAAACCATTTAGACCAAGGTCTGGAATCAACAAGCCTTTGTTTTTTGATAGAAGCAATCAATATCTTTCAAACTCTGGAGTGTTTATGGCACAAAGACCTAGATACTACATGTCCTCTAGGTATGATGAATTTAAATATTGGAACTCTTACAGAAAAGAAAACAATGTAGAACGTGGTATTGCAAAAAATATTTTAAATGGTTCTTATTACATTGATGATGCTGTGCCGTTTGTAGTCTATAAAGAGCAAGTACCAACAAATAGAATTGTAATTAAAATGCAAACAAACATTGGCAATGTAGACTTACAAGATTTTATTAATTTTTCTTCAGTAAATGCAGATCCTTTTTTTGGAGAATTAAACAAGACTACTCCTAAAAGATGGAAAGTTCAATATTTAAAAAATAATAATTGGGTAGATGCATATTCATTTAATGAAAACTCTACAAGGTCAGACGGTAGCCCTATAATTGGATCAGACGGATATGTAGAACTAGAGTATGGGTTAATAATTCCAAGTGAGTATGCCGATACTTTTGTTTTTGCAGAGACGTATTCTTCAACTACCCTGCTTCCTGAATCTTCAATAAACGGCTACGCTTATCTTGTTTTAGAAACAAGCAACGGTATAGGAACATATCATGTCTGGAATAGTACAAGTCAGGCCTATGAAACATTTACTCCTACCTACGGATGGACAATTGGATCTGAGTCCATAAATCCAAAAACTAATTTTGTAAAAGATCTTGTATCGCCAGGACTTTTTGTAGATCCAACAAGTGGAGAGTCTCGATACAGGGAGTTTGAATACATTCGTGGTATTAGAATTGTTGCAGAAATAATGAATAAAAAAGATTCAACCTTTGATTTAATTGAAATGTCTCCAAGACTAGTTGTTGATATTTCTGATGAAGTTATAAGTTACAACATAAAAAAATCTCTTTCAGATCTTGGAAACACCGCTTTGCCAGTTGGACAACTTTTAGCATCTACTGGATCTATTTCTATTTTTGATGCAGAGCAAGCGTTTAATCCAATTAACACAAATAGTATTATTAGCAACTATTTAAGAAAAAATATTAAGTTTACTTTTTATGAAAAAATTCTTAATGTAGAAAACTATGACTATTGCGTACCTATAAAAACCTTGTACTCAGAAGGCATGCCCCAATCTGATGTAACTGGAGGTAGTTTATCTTTAGAGTTAAGAGATTTTTATTTCTTTTTAGAGTCTATGCCAGCACCAAGAATGCTAGTTACAAATGTATCACTTAGTTATGCTATTTGTTTATTGCTAGACTATATTGGATTTGCTAATTATTCTTTTAAGAGAGTTGACAACGAACAAGACCCCATAATCCCTTATTTATTTATAGCGCCAGATCAAAATGTTGCTGAGGTTTTAAATCAACTTGCAGTAGCAACACAATCCTCAATGTTTTTTGATGAATATAATAATTTTATTGTAATGAGCAAAGACTATTTAATGCCAACAGAACTTCAAAGAAGTGCAGATATCCAGTTGCTTGGAAATAATAATCAATCAGTTTCTGGCATTATTGAAAATCAAACAACATCAAATATACCAAACATTATTGCAATAACTGCTGAAGATAAAGCAATATTTAATGATGGCAAAATAAATTATACAACAAGGTATATTCAAAGATCTTATGGATCTGTTAACCAAGCAAACGTTCTTGAAGAAGAAAAAACTTGGATTTATAAACCAACTTTGCTTTGGGAAGTTGCTAACGTCGAGCCGTTAAAAACAATAAATGAAAAAATAAGTGAAAATGGAAACTATATTTTAGCAGCAATGCCATTAAATTCAGATTTATCTAACGAATTACCAACTGTTTTTGGTAATTCAGTTATTAATAATACAATTGATATTGGAGAAAACGTATATTATTTGTCAAGAAATCAAGGATATTTTTATTCAAACGGAGAAATTATAAGGTATGATGCCGTACAATACAGTATTACTGGAGTTGGAAACGTATACATTTCTAATAACCAAGAGTATCAAAAATATTTTGCAGCCCTTCCTTTTAACGGAAAAATATATCCAACTGGTCTTATTCGTATTTTTTCAACACCATATTACGAGTCAATTGGTTCTATAACAAGGTTGCAGGCAGGAGAAGTTTATGAACACGGTCGTGGTCAGTTTGGAACTCAAGTAACTTCTCATTTTGCAGGAATAAATCCATATTGGTCTGATAAAGACAATGTTCGTGGAATAGAAATGCAGTCTCAATATTTATTTACAACAGAAATTAATCCTACAATACCCGCAACATCTGTAGGTGCTGCAGGAATTAGTAATGATTTAGCAAAACAGGCATCTAGAAATGGAATTATTAAAAATTCAAATGTTACAAATTTTTTAACAGAAACAGAAGTAAACCAATTATCATCAACTCGGGCTGGAGTTGTTCAGGCTTCTGCTTTAATCATTAATGGACCATCATTTAAACCCACAGAAAACCCTATTAATTTTGTTTCTTATGTTTATAAAAAATTAGACAGTGCCTTTAAAACATTTGGAACTAGGATTAGAGTTGTTGGAAAAATAGAAAATAATGAGATAAGGGGTCAAACGCCATTTGGCACTATGACATACTATCAGACTGGCAGCACAGTGCCAAATCAAGATCCAAACATTGGTGGAGGGTCTGGAGGCATTGGTATTTTGGTTAATCCCGAAACAAACAATGGCTATTATTTTGAAATTATTGCATTAACAGCAAATAATGTTGAATCGTATTTAAATTTAAATCAAAGCGGTCAGTCAAACATCTCTATTAACAATGTTGTATTCTATAAAATTAAAAAAGAAACCGCATCAGACAAGGCAATTCCAATTAAGTTGTATGGCGGACTTACTCAAATAAATGTTGACAGTGGAACTTTTGCAGGGTATCAAAGAGTATCAGCAGAAGAAGACACAACGGTATATGATCTAACGGTAGAATATCAAGATATTGGTAATACAAGAAGGTTTTTTCTATATATTAACAATCAGTTAATTCAAGTTGTTGACGATACCGACCCACTTCCAATATACAATAATATGGCATTATTTTCTCGTGGATCTTCAAGGTGCATGTTTGAACATGTTTATGCTTTATCTGGAAACTATGCTGAAGGTTTTGACTCTTCCGTAACAGAAACATTATCCTCTGCATTTAAAAATAAAGAGGTTGGCACTAATGAATCATTTAGAAAGTATGCAATGAGTGGAGTTGTTCAATCAACTCACCTCTCTGGAATAAGTGCACAGCAGCCACCCAAATATAACATATATTTTGAAGAGTTTGGATCTATAATGCGTGAGTGCGCCTATTTTAATATTAGGTATGATAAAGCATATCCAGCCCTATACTCTAAGTTGGCTCCACCAATCAATAAAAACCTTGCATACACAGTTTCTGGTTTTTACTCAGACTCGTATGGTGCTGAATTTTTAATATTTAATTCAACAGATAATTTTTTAGTGTTAGATGAAACAGCGGGAAATTGGTTAAGAATTCAGGGTATTGCTTTTACACAAAACACAACTCACGAACTAACAGTAGATGAATATTTTAAGAAAAAAGGAAATCTTTCAGACCCACCATTTAAAGGAAATACCTTAACTTATTCTCCATTAGTTCAAAAAAACAAATATGATGAAATTAAATTAAGTAGGTTAATTTACGGCAAAAATGAATTTTCTATAAGCACTGACTATATTCAAACAGAAGATGATGCAGAGGCCCTAATGGGATGGATTATTAGTAAAATTATGACTCCTAAAAAATCAATAGGTGTAAAGATATTTGCTACACCAACAATACAACTAGGAGATATTGTAACAATTAATTATAAAGATTCTAATGATTTAGATTTAGTTGTTACAGAAAATGATAGGTTTGTAGTATATAATATAGAGTATTCAAGAAATATAGATGGTCCAGATATGACTATTTATTTAAATGAGGTATAAAAATGTCAATTAGTTTATCTGCAACACCGCAAACTCCTGCAACTTTAAATCAAATACTATCAACCTCAAATGTTAATCACATAAAGGCAGCCACACCAGATATTATTTTGTTTGAAGATGATGATCAATTAATAAACGAAATGGCGACGTTATATTTTGAAGACCTTTCTGCTCAAGAATTAATAAGCATATCAAGAAATGACACAATTAATGGACAGGACATATCTTATGAACCAATAAAAAACATCAAGTCCTTACAGCAACAGTACAATCCTAATAACATTCTTGGTTTACAAAAAACATCAGATCAATACTTTTCTGGATTTTCTATTAATTTTAATGAAAAAACTCCAAATAAGGGCAATGGATTAAATGATGCAAATGTTTACGTTGATGGGAAAGGCGATCTAATTATAGAGGCAATAGGTTTAAACGATGATGAGCAAATTGAGGTTGAACTAAGCACAAGTGGTACAATATATATTGTGCAATTTGATGGGAATGAATCATGATAACCAATATTGGGAAAAATATTATTGGCAAATATTTGCTTGGCCAGGCTCCAGCATATGCGTCATATATTGCAATTGGGTGTGGACCAACACCACTAGATACTAACGATACTTCTGCAGATTTTTCTTTAAAAAAGAATTTAGAATTTGAAATGTTTAGAGTGCCAATCTCTTCTAGAGGATTTGTAAACGAAAACGGTGTTGACAAAATTGTATTTACTGCAGAATTACCAACAGAGGAAAGATATGAAATATCAGAAATAGGTTTATACTCTGCTGGATCAAATCCTTCTGCTGGAGTTTACGATAGTAAAACAATTTTTGCATTTACAACAACAGAAGGTTGGCAGTACGCCACAACTGCTGCAACGACAGAAATTCTATCAAAGCCTGAAGCGCTTGATGGTGGCACTGGGAATATAATTCTTGATACTAACGGTGTAGTATTTAAAACAAATGCCGATAACACTATTTTCTTTAATCCATCTCGTGCAAACAGGTATGAAAGGTGTAGGTTTTTAAATAACGTAATTTTAATTAGGGGCGATCAAGCAAACTTAACAATTAGTTCTGAAAGCGATGAAACCCTTGATCACTTTGTAATTGAGTCAGAATCAAATCATATAAGATTAACAGGCGCCAACGTTGATCTATCAAGAAACTCTCCAAATGATGAATTAAAGTTAGCGTTTTCTTTAGTAAGCAGAGATGGAAATTCAGCCTCAATACCTGAAACAGTTAGAATTCTTGTTGAGTTTTCTTCTCCTGACGGAACACAGTATGCAAGGTTTGAAGCAGAACTAAACCAAGGAAGTTCTGGAAATTTGGCAGATTCAGAAGGAGAGTACAATACACTTGCAGACTTTGAAGAAAATAGATATTTTGTAATATCAAAAAAATTACAAGATTTATACAAAACAGAAAATTTTAGTTGGGAAATAGCAACTGTAATAAAAATTTATGCTTGTGTTATTACAGATGAAAGTGGAGAGTTTAATGTTCCTTCTAATAACTATTATATTGCATTAGATGCTTTAAGATTAGAAAATACTCAAACAGTTAATCCACTTTATGGACTAACGGGGTATTCTATTGTAAAAAATGAAAATCAAGAAACCGTTATAAAGTCTCCTAATACTAGCAACTATGTTGAATTTAGATTTTCTGTTGGTGTGTCGTAATGGCTGATGCAGGGATTAAAAAATTAGTTATTCCAAAGAGTCAATTGCCACCAGTAAATGACGACAATGAGTATGTTTTAAGATACAGGATTGTGTCTGATGATAAAAACAGAACTTCTCATTATTCTTCAATATTTACAACAGTTGCAAATGCTGTTGAGCCTGTAAATGGAGGCCTTTCAGTTAGCGGAAATAACCTAATTGTAACTTGGGGCAGGGTTGTAGACCCAGTATCTGGAGTTGACAATAGGCCAATAAAATATGACATATTTGTAAAATTTGACAATGGTAACTATGTATATCACGGAACAGCATTAGCACACACCTATGGGTTTCTTAAAACTGGTACAATAAATGTTAGGGTTGCAGTCCAGGTTGAAGGAATTAACAAAACAAGAAATGCTGACTTAACTATATTTGAATCAAGTATAGTTTCTTTGGTATAATTAAACAGGAGGA